GCTCGATGCACTGTTGGAGAGGAGCAACTGTGCGTCGGTGCCTGGCGCGATGTTGGCGACCGGCAGCGTCCCGGTCACCCACCCAGAGCCGCCACCCAGGTTCAGTGCGGAGTACGTGAGCGCAGACGCGCCGGTGACGTAGGCCGCGTTGCCTGTCACAAGCGAGCCTGCGGCCGGCACCGTCGCGCCGTTCACCCTCACAACCGTTGCGGCCGTGGACCCCGGCCCGGTGGCCGTGACGTCGCCAGTCAGGGCAGTGATGCCGCCGCTCGCGGAGCCCGTCGCCCGGTTGGTGACCTGTTGCGCCCATACCCAGCCCTTGTTTACGGAAAACTGCGTCGTTTCGTTCCATCCGATATCGTCGATCCCCCCGGAGCTTTCCATCCGAATCGCGGCGGTTTCGTCGATCAATCCCGCAGTCCCAGCGGGGAGGTTCCCGTTGATCGTCAGCCGGACCATGAACTTGCCGAACTGCGGGCTGGCGCTCGACGGAAGCGCAGCGATGCGAGGCGGCACCACGCTTGTGCTCTGATAGCTGGATCCAGTGCCGGCGAGGAGTGCCCATCCGGCCGGCGCCGTCCACCCGTCAGGGTAGGAGTAAACCTCCCACAGTTGGGACGTCACCCCGACGGTGCTCACCATCTGGAAGTCGATTGACGCCGCAGACGGAACGGTCACTCCGCCAGCAGCGTAGGGTCCGCTGTTTACCGACAGCAGGGCTTGCGCGTAGGGGGGGGCGGGCATGGTCTATTCGGTCTGAAGGGTTGTGATGTTCGTGTACCCGAGCTGCAAGCTGGTGAAGGTCACGCCTGGGACTGGAATATTGTCCTGCGCAACCGTGACCACGTACTCGTACTGCGACGAGTCTACGACCAGCGCGCCGGAAGACGAAGCCCATGTGGCGCCCTCCGCTCCGAGCGTCATCGTGACCGACGCGTTACTCACGCCGTGCCCACCGTAGGCGTTGGTGGCCGCGAGCACGCTCATTTGCCCCGACTGATCCACGCACGTCCAGCTCACCGTCCCGTCGACCACTACACCGCCGAGCACGCCCGGCCAAGCGACGGGAGTGCTGCCGGACACACCTCCGGTCGTGCACTCGTAGGTAAACCCGTCTGCTAGCGTGGTCGGGGGGATGACGAACATGCCCGCCGTGTAAGTATGGGTTGGCTTCCAGACTGGCTGCATCGTGAAGGAGCGGGCGAGTACGGAACCCCACACGTCCACGACCGTCAGCACGAGCGACGGACAGATCGTCGGGATGCCCTGCCCATTGTTGGCCACCTGCATGTTGAGCACGAGCGACGACAGCGACGCGCCTTGGTGTAAGAATCGCTTAGGGATCGCGAACGTGAAGCCAGGGCCATATGGCACGCTCGGGAACACTCCCATGGGCGCTGTGGATACCTGCAGTCCGTTCGTGTTGCTTCCGAAGTTTCCGGCGCACCGGAAGAGGTCCACGTACACGTTTCTGTACAGGGTGCGGGCGAGCCCCGGCCACGTCGTAGGAGGCAGGTAGATCCTTCCTCCGTTCTTTGTTACTAGCGAGCCGGACAGGCCGGTGTACGTGCCGTAGTAAGCGCCTCCGCCGATGCCGTTGGGCGCGCCTCCGAAGACGATCGGGCTGGCGGGCGCGTAGGTCCCCCCAGCGTCACCGTTGACGAGCTGCGACGCGGTGAGATCGAGCTGCCCGATATCGGCCGCTGTCGGCACAGCGGACGGCTGCCAGACTCCCGTGGGACGAACAAAGTCACGCATCGTAAGACCTCACTGAAAATGCGTGTCCAGAATATTGATGAACGTGCAGGCGACGTCGAGAAAGATGTCGCCTGCTACCGCAGCGGTGGCGCCGAGGATACCTGGCCCGCTCGCGTCGATGATCTCGGCGTAGTATCGATACTTTGTCGTATCAATGAATGCGAATGGGTAGATGAGGAGGGACTGCGTTTGCCCCAAGCCATAGTAACTTCCGGCATACGTGGTGTTGGTCGACGCGAAGCCCTGATAGTCGAACGTCGCCGTCGTCTGCAACCCGAGGGTGGGACTGATCCAGGCGCACCTTCTTGTCAGCGCAGTAACGTTGCCTAGCGCGTCAACCTGGACGAGCCGAAACCGGATCTGGTTGATTGGGCACTGGCCGATGGTCGGGATCCTGTACGTTAGGGACGCGACTTGCAGCACCGCACCGTTGTGCACGCTCAGCGGAAGGACGATTCGGGTCCCTACCAAGCTTGCCACGGCTGCGGTGGCCGTGTTGCTCATCGTCCCCCGGCGAGCCACGCACGGGGTCACGATCGTGCGAGAAAACCCCGGATGCGTCGCGGGCACCATGAAAAAGTCGCCGGATCCGAACGTGATCGCGCCGTTGATGTACGAGCCCACACCGAGCACGGTGCCGCCCGCGAACCACATCCCGGCGCCTCCGATCGTAATGTAGCCAGACGGCTCCCATGTGCCGCCGACGTCCCCGTTGATGCTCGCGTAGCTACTGCTGTCGATCACCCACCAGTGCGCCGGCGTGATTGTGCTCAGCGGGGGCCACGCAGGAGGCACACCGCCCTCCGTCGTCCACGCCGTGATGAAGTGAGCCATCTACTCCCACCTCGTATCAGCGATGCCGGTGTACGTGAGCGTGAAGCCCAAAAAGATCGTGCCGTAGGCAACGAGCATGGGCACCGTGGCGTTGTACGGCATCGCCTGCGTCGTGCCGTAGTTCAGGAGCGCGCCGGGGTCAGTGACGGCAGTCCAAACTATGCTCCCATCCGTGACGACTTGCCCCGCCACGGTCGGCCAGTTTGGCTGGACCGTTCCGGCCGTTCCAGCGGTAGAGCACTGGAACGCGATGCCTGGCGTAGCCTTTGCCGATGTCACCGTGACGCCCGGCGAGGTCAAAGCCACCGTGCCAAGCGTGGCGGTGCCGCTGATGGTCGCAGAGGGTGCGCTCGTATAGCCTGCGCCAGGGTCGTCGATGATGCACGTCGAGCCGGAGACCACGCCCGTCAATACGGCCTGCGCCGAAGCTCCCGAGCCACCGCCGCCAGAAAAAACCAGCGATGGCGGGTCGGTGTAGCCAGCCGTGGCAAGACTCACGGCGAGGCTGGCGACCGTATACGTGGCGGCACTACCAAGGGTAGCAGTGCACGTAGCTTGCGTGCCCGCTCCCAACGGGGCGTCGATGACGATCGTTGGTGTGCTCGTGTACCCATAGCCGACGCTTTGCACGACCAGAGACAGCACGCCAACCTGGCTGTTGCCGCCTCCATCAACGAAGGCGCCCACCTGAGCGACGACGACCGCGCCGGACCCGCCGCCGCCAGAGACGGTAACGTTTGGGATGTCGTAGACCTCCTCAGTCGGAGAGACAGAGGTCCACCCGTAGCCCGACCCTTGGTCGGTGAGGGTCAGGTTGTTACTGATTCCGTAGCTCGAGGCCGACATCGTCGGCGTAATCGTGACCTGCCCCGGCCCCCCGCCCACTGGCGTAATGGTTGGAGCGGATGTGTATCCGTCTCCTCCGACAAGATTGGTCGTCCCCGTGACGCTGTACGCCATGTTGACGTGTGCGCGAGCCTGAACGGTGCATGGTCCGGTGATGGTGACCTGCGCTGGTCCAGTGTATGAGCCGCCAGCTCCAGTTATCGGGATGCTGGCGACGCCGTAGATCGTCACGCTCGTTGCCGTAGGGCACACGATGTCGCCGACGGTGTGAGTCGCTGGGCTCGCGAGCCACGACGGGTAACCGGTGACTGCGGTGACCGGGTTTTGCTGCTGCCAGAGAGTGCCCGCGTTGGCGTTGCCACCGTTGCACGTGACAAGCTGACCCTGCCCGAGTGGCCCCGCAGTGCGGGCGTCCGCCGAGCGCGCCCACTGCCCAGCGTTGGCGAGGTAGATACCGTTCTGCGTCTGGTCAACCTGGTCTTTGACCAGCACACGGTTGCCCGGCGTCGTCGACGTCGTGAGCTGGATCGCATGCCCGTCGATTGTCTGCGCCCCGTTCAGCGCGACGACGCCGGTTGTCGCAAAGTCAACGCTCGTGCTCGTGACCTGAAACGGAAATCCGGTCAGCCCCTGCTCGTCCGTGACGATCGCGTAGAGTAGCCCTGTTGCGTTGTTCACCGTGTAGGGTGCGACAGGGATGGTGAAGGTCTGCGCGGCGCCATTGGCGTACCATGCTGCAGGTGTGGACGGCGCAGGAAGAGTGTAGTTCGCCAGCGTCGTCAGGTTGCCCCACTGATCGCTCACAACGATCTGGACCGTTGGCATCGTCGGTGGCAATGAAGTGTGCGGCGTCGGCACCATGAGCTGCAGGCTCATGCTCGAGAGCGTCGCTCCGTCGTGCGCGAACAGCGGCACTACGTGGTAGACGGGGATGACGGCCCCAACCGGGGAGAGAAGGCTCGGAAAGATGGCTTGGACGCCAAATTGCGCGACCACGGCCGCATTGACGGGAGAGGTCATGCCCGTCAAGCAGTCCTGCTGGTAGACGTGCGTCGAGGCCGGATGGTTGCCGCCGAGCGCCGGAAAGAGGAGCAAACTGTACGCAGCGTTAGACACCAGGGTCAGGGCCCCTAGCTTGCCCCACACGACGGTCGGCCCGGTGACGACGAGGCCAGAGCTGACGGACCCGTAAATCTCGATCGCATAATACGTCGGCGCGTAGGTCCCGCCGAGGTCACCGTTGACGCCTTGCGCGACCTTGGTTTCGAGGCTTTCCAGGTCGGCCACAGCCACGCCGGACGCGCCCCACGCGGCAAGGCTGGCCCTGGTCAGCGCGTTGTGCGTGGACGGCATCAGTAGCTCGGCGTCACGGTGTAGGCCGTGAGCGGCGCAGAGTCGAGCACGAAGGTTGCGGTGGTCGCAGGCACAGCGATGGTCGGGAAGGTCCCTGCGGCCCCCTCCACGATCGCCCACTGGTCGACCTCGCGCGCCACCGCGGTCATGATGGCGTGGACCTGCGCCCGGATCGCGACGTTGTAGACCGTTGGCGCCGACACCACGATCAGCGCCGTGCGCGCTGCCGACCACTGCACGGGCCAGTTTGCCGTAGAGACGCTTGCCCCGATGTCGTGGGCGTTGGCGAACGTCGCGGTCAGCGTGGGGTACGTGACGCCGTAGACCGTCTCAGCCCCCACCGAGGAGATGGTCACCCGCTCGGCAAGGAGCGAGCTTTCGCCCTGCACCATGACCACGTCGCCAACGAGCGCGGGGGTGAGCGATAGCGACGGGTCGAGCATCCCGTACGCGACAGCCCACGGGATACCCGTCTGCACCACCGGGTCGAGGATCTGTAGCCACTTGGGCACCACCGTGGTCGTGTTGACCTGGGCCGACGTCTCCGGCGAGGCCGGCTCAACGGTGGTATCCCCTAGCGCGTGCGCCGGGTAGTACCCGAGGAACGCAGCGCCGAGCTCCGCACGGAGCTGCGCAGCGATGTTCCATGGCATGCCGCCATTCGGTAAGAGGCGCTTGGCTGCGACGTTGGCGCGTCGCTGCCCGAGGTTCGTCGTCTGAGACGGGACGGCCCCATAGTCCTTCTCCAAGCTTGGCAGAAGGTCTCGCGCTTTGAGTGGATTGCGCTGGTTGCCGGCCCGCTCTACCGCGCTACGAGCCCTCGCAAGCGATCGGGCCTTAGCGTAGACTGTGGCCTCGAAGTGCCCCCCGGGGGTCATGTCGAACGTCGCCAGCGGGCCCATGGTCGGACCGCTGCCGCAGTACGCCTGAATCAGCGCGTGATAGATGTTCTCGACGTCCGAGCTGCGGTTGCTGGAGCGCAGCATCCCCGCAGGATTGAAGATCGACGGCTTGGGCACGAATCACCCCCCGTCGCGGCGGTCGACGCACTCGCGGTAGGCGATCTTTCCTGCGTCCTCTGCGCACGCCGTCGGAGGCGCGTCCTCGGCCACAGCGCCGCACGCGGACAAAATGAGCAGAAAGACTGGCAGAAGTATGACAAAGACTCTCATTGCTACATGATGTCCACGGTGAAGTTGCCGTCGGCCTGGCCGCTGCTGTTCGTCACGGTTACGTTGACTCCCGCCTGTCCGCCGTACGTTCCTCGAGAGGCGGAGATCGAGTTGGCTCCAGCCGTATTCATGTACGCCTTGTCGCCGCAGACCTGCGGCGGGAACGTGTTGGGGGGCCACGTGATCCAGTAGACCCCTGCGCTCACCCGGGTCAGCGTCAGCGTCCCGCTCACCAGCGTGATCGCTGGGTTGCATGCGGTCACCCACGCCAACGTGGCAACTCCTGCCGCAACCGTCACACTCACCGTGCAGTTGGGCACCACGGCGCCGATGGCGATGTCCTGCGCGCCGTACGCGTTGAATTTTGCCGCGCTCGGCATCGTCGACGGGTCAGCCGGCTGCGCGTCCTCGATAATGCCAAGACCATCGTACGTCGTCAGGCTCGGACGGGCCGGGGCACCAGGGATCGCCCACGTGGGCGTGCTGCCAGGGCCCATCGACATGAGGGACTACTCCGGAAAGGCGAGGAGGTTCGAGAGGGTGAGCAAGTGCGAGCTTACCCCAGCCGACCCGACCGGCGTAGCGTATGGAACCGTCGGCTCCTGCAGAACCACATCCCCCAGCGTAGGCAGGCCGAAAAGCGTGATCGGCGGAGGCGCCGACTGCTGCGCTGCGACCGGGACTTGTGCGGGCACGCCGAGGAGCCGGTTGCTCACGACGCTCGGCCATTTGCCGGGACTGGCGGGGGAGCGCTTCTGCCGGAGCCCGAGGTCGAAGAAGGTCGCCTTCTGCTCACCAGGCCCGACAGTGTCGAAGTAGGCCAGCACTGGCGGCACGAGGCTCTGCAGACTGTCGCTCCACGGGCACACGCACTGACCAACGACCGGGGTGTACCCGAGGTCGCTGGCGGCCGTCGTGGTATCGACGACGATGTCCCACCCGGCGACACTGTCGGCCGTGACCGTCAGGATGACCTTGCGCCGAAAGGTGGGCGTCGTGCCGGTCATGTCGAGGAATGCGACGCTCTGCCCGACCTGCGGCTTAGTGATCGTCGACCCGTTCAGCGCGAAGGCCGTTGGAGTTGTGGGCGCCCCGCCACCGATGGCGACGACACGCACGCCATTGCTCGACACGGGTGACGCGTACGCAGGCCACGGCGAGGCGTCGGCCCAACCGGTCGCGCCCTGCGACCACTGGACCTTGAGTACAACGACGAGCGTGCTGGCAACGATGGTGCACGCAAGAGGAACGTCCGAGCCCGGCATCTGCCCCTGAACCCACGCGAGCACGGCAGCGATCTGTGCGGGGTTGGGGATGCGGTTCCCGCCGCTCTGCGGAGGAACTAGCGTGAAGCAGAAGCCCATCGTCCCAGGGCCCTTGATGGACGGGTAAGTGAACCCCTGCTGCACGGGCACGAGCGGCGTTGCTAGGATCGCCGTCTGGTACTCGGCGTCGTTGCCGCTCGCGGGGGGGTTCGCGCGGTAGGCTCGGATTCTCGCGATAGCTTGCGCGTGGGTCTCGGGGTTGCTTCCGCCCGAGAGCCCCGTTCCGTTCTCCTGCGCGATAATGAGCGCCGTCGGAAGGCACCCCACCGGAGCGCTTAGCCACTGCAAGCTTGTCGCTGGAGTGGTCGCGAAGACGTTGGTTCCTGGTCCGGTCGTATTTGCCTGGACGGCGCAGGGAGCCCCGTTCTGGAAGATGCCGGTAGGGCTCGTCGTCCTGTACTGGATCTGCGTTGCCGTGTTCAGGAGGATCGAGCCGTAAGGGATGGTCGTCCCGCTGGCGTTGCACGCGACAGTGATCTCGCCGCTCGAGGGGTAGGCGGGCAGGAACGCGCTGCCGATGTTCGTCAGCTCGGTAGTGAGCTGGCTGGTCGTCATGTTGTCGAGCGCCGCCGCGTTACCTACTTGCTGCGCAAGGTAGTAGATCGGCGCAGTCGTGTCCGCCATGACCTGTGCGTCCACGTCCGGCAGCGAGCCGCCCGACATGTCGGCGCCAGGGTTGCGCAGCGCATAGTCCCGCTTGTACGCAGCGCGCTCCGATTCTCGGGTGGGCACCTGGAACGCGTCGGGAAGCTGCTGGGTCACACCGGCCCCCCGGCGACCTCCGGCTTGGAGCCGGGCAGGCGAAGGTTGACGTATTCGCAGTACCGGACCGTGCGCCCCGGCACCGACTGGTCGACGCGGAAGCCCAGGATCTTCACGTCGCCGTTGGCAACGATGGAAGCGACGGCGGTGGTCATGACGGCAACGTGCTCCGCTTTGGACTGCTGCGTCTGCCGAGCAGGTCCCTTCGCGCATCCTACCTCGGGCGCGCTTGGAATCGAACCCAAGACGATACCTAGCGCCATCCGCATGCGCAGGTCGACCGCGTGGATCGACTGAAAGGTTCCGTCTGAGTTCTGCGTGATCTGCTTCGTGCCCAGGTCGAAGCACGGCATGCCCCACGCCTGGCGAGGCAGAGGCGGAGGAGTCGGCGCAAGCGGAAGCCCGACACCTGCTGGAACAAGCCCGGCGTTGGTGATGCCGGCGCGGTCAGCCACGGCGCACGATCGGCTTCCCGCACGTCAGGCCCGCACACACGACCGCTCGCCCCTCGTTGCGCAGATCCTCACCCACACACGTGCAGGTGCGGCGCCACTTGGCCCAGAAGGCCGCGAGATGCTCTGCCACGATGTCGATCATAGTTCGTCCTCCGGTGGGGGGTCTCGTAGGCATGGTAGCGGGATCTCGGCCAGGAGCGCGAGCACCTGATCGACCACTGGCGTCACGACCTGCACGATAGCAGCGACCGCGATGGCTTCGGCCGCGATGATAGCGTTCTCGATGACCACCGCCTCCGCCCCCGCCGAAGCAAGCGCCGCGTTCGCCTTCTGCTCGAGGGTTAGGATGGCCTGCGGCACCGGCAGGGAGATCGGAGGCATGTTGCAGCACGGAGGCGGAAAGATCGGCAGGCCGGGGAGCGCAAGCGCCGCCGTGAAGCTGATCGGCAGGAGGCTCGGAAGCGTCGGAATCGGCGGTAAAGAGACGCAGCCAGGCATTACGACACCAACACCCCCGCCGCCGCGTACGCCGGAATCGGCGGAGCGATGGCCGCAGTCAGGGCCGTCAAGGCGGTAGAAACCGCCGTCTCTGCCGCAGCGACCGGACCAACGCTGGCCACGGGCAGGTTGGCCCCTCCCGCAACTACAGTGCCCGAGGCTGCGGTCAAGGCTGTGATGGCCGTCGCCTGCGCTTGCAGCGCCGCCGCGAAGAGCTGCAGCACGCCCGCGAGGCGTTCGGCGACCACCGCGTGTGTAGTGGGAGCTCCAGGGCCAAGCGTGATAGCGGGCGCCGAGAGCTGGAGGGTCGCACTCGTGACGCGGAAGTACGCGCCTGCCGACCCGATACCGGGGCCCGCAATGCCTCCCGCGTCGATCTGCACGCCGGATTGCGTGAGCAGGTGCCAGCCCGACATGTTGAAGCTCTGCTTGCCGAACTGGCCAAAGATCGACCAGCCAGGGCCGAGGATCCCCAGCCCTGGATCGAGCTGCCAGCCCATATCGAACCCGCCCGTGTCCTGCGTACCGCACGCCACACGGTTCTTGTTGACCCCCTGTCCCGTGAGCTTGAAGAACCCGGCGCCCGAGCAGTACATCGCCGAGTCACCCTTGCCCATCTGCAGCGACGTGGGCGTGACCGAGCGCGGGTCGTTCAGCGGGATGAGGTACTTGCGCGACCCCTCCCCGACCGTCCACATCGTGCACCCGTTGGTGACGGCGCCCGTACCGTCCACCACGGGATCGAGTGGCCGCGAAACGAAGCCGAAAATATGCTTGATCTCGCACGGGATGCTTGACTCACCGCCGTAGTCGTCCACCGCGCCAACGAGGAACTTGTCCGCGTCGTAGCTGGTCGTGCAGCTCACCCCGAGGTCGAGCGCGAGGATGTCGTCACTCATCCTGGCTCCCGAACCCTACGAGATCGATTAGGCGCATAAGGCGCACCGTAGTCGTCGTCCCTGCTCCGCTGCGTCCATATCGCACGCTCTCGACGTAGAAGTCGCCCGACAGGCCCAGCTCGTCGTCCTCCACGTGCGCGACCGTGTCGGGGGTAATGACGCACCGAGCGCCGCCGTCCTGCAAGCTTGGCGCGGTGTGCCCAGCGATGGTGTAGGTGAGGCTCCAACCTGCTCGGCGTGCTTCGCAGTCCTTGCGCACCGCGTACGTCTCGCACTGCTCGGTGCTTGTACAGTTCTTGTCCCGGTAGGCATGATACCGAAGCGGTGATCCGTCGGGCAGCACGTACCCGAAGGTGGCCGACATCTCGACGTCGTCGTATGTGCCCGAGAACTTTGCGTGCCCGCCCGCCTTGCCTCCGCTGCGCGAGTGCACCTCGATGCTCGAGAAGCGCCCCACCGTGTTGTTGCGCCACTTCGCCTTGAGGATGTTGACGAGGTTGGACGGCAGGCCACGCTGGCGAATGAAGCTGTAGCTCGCCTTCTGGTCCCCGTTGGGGATGGCGATGCAGAACGATGGCAAGCCGGCGCTTGCCGCTGCGGCGCCTTCGGCCCCCTGCGCTCCCGCCCAAAACATGATGCCTGCGCGGTCGAAGTGCCGACGCATGAAGCGGTAGTACTTTTCGTTCACCTTCGCCCGGATCACGGTGTTGGGAGACGGCTCACCACCTCCACCGATTACGTCATCGTCAGGCGTTGGTTCCGTCACCGAGACCACCCCCACCCCTGCGCGGATCTGCCGACTCGAAGCGTTGTCGCCGAATAGCGCGCAGTTGCCGCTACCGGGTGTGGGGTCGAAGCCGATCAGCTTGAGCATTTCCACAGCGAGGTCGCGATAGGTCAGGTTGCTGTAACTGACCTCCGACGAGAACTCGCCCACATGCAGCTCAGCCGAATTGTCGCGCCCCTCGATCGTCAGCTCCGTGGCCCCCGTATCCCCTTCCGCCTCGAAGCCGTCGGTGAAACCGGCGAAGGATGGAACCTCCCCGATGAATAGCTGAAACGGTGTACGTGGCGGCGTCTGTGCGATCAGGCTTGCGATGGTGTCGCCCTTGCCCATGCGTAGCGTGAAGCTCGCCGGCTGCTGGAGCACCCCCACGTGAACGTCGTAGCTCTCGCATACCATCACGTCCTGGTTGCCGAGCTGCAGACGGACCGTATCGTCGACCTTCCCGACCTGTGTCGTATCGAACGCGCTCACGCGGCGGCCTGCCCCGTCGTCGACAGGTACGTGACGTCGAAGCCAGGCGGGATGGCAAACGCGTCGTCGATCGCATTCATCTGCAGGAGCGTGATCGCCTGGCTTGTGTTGCCGAAGATCGCGGTGCTCACCTGTGCGATGCTCATCTGGTGCGGCACCGAGTATTTCATCGGCACGCCAGACTTGAGGGACATGCTCTGAGCGTACGCCTGGACACCCGAGACGACATCGTAGATCGCGTCAAGTACGGGCCAGTTGGCGGAGTTTTGCATGTCCGCAGAACTGTCAAGCGACTCGAAGATTCCGAGGATGCCAGACACCTGATTGCCAAGGTAGCTTCCGTACAGCGCGAGGCCGGAGACGACGCCCGAGAACTGTGCCACCAGTCCGGTGAGTTGCTGCAGGAGGGACAGAGTAAACGGCGACAGCGAAAGTCCGCCTGCCAGACTGTTTGCGCTCGCCATCGACGTCGCGATCGACTGCTGCGCGTTGTAGACGAGAAACGCCGCCGACTGATCCCCCGGGTCCTCGGTGAACGTAAATTTGGCGGTCTCGCCGTTGCGGATCTTGACGAAGTCCTGCTCGCGCGGCCAGTCGTCGCAGACGGCCATGATGGTGCCCACCATCGGGACCACAAGCGGGAACGTGAGCTGCCGCTCGAAGAGCCCGACAAGCGACCGCATCAGCCCCGTCGGCTCCGCGTAGGTCTTGAACGTGTCGAGGAACAGCGCGTGCTGTTCGATGACGTAGAGCTTCCGTCCGAGCTTTTCGATCTGCCCGCCGCCGCTATGCGGGTACTCGTGCACGTGCTTGCGCCCCGATCCCTTCACCGACTGCTTGGTGATTGGGTACTCGAAACCAGAGAAGCTCGCGCGAGGCAGGCTATCGGCAAGTTGCGGCATCAGGGGGGGAGACTCTCGGGGGTTCCGCCCGCGGTGGGCGCCGTCTTGGCTGCGGCCGTGTTCTTGGCGATGATGGTGAGCTGGGCGAGCATTTCCCTGCCATCAAGCGCCCGCAACGTGTTGGTCAGCTCCTCAAGCTTTGCCTTGTTTCGCTCGAGATCCTGCTGCTTGTTCTTGAAGGCTTCCTGTTGCTCGGCGTTCGATGACATACCATCACCGCCACCGCCTACATTGCGGAGTCCAGGAAGGCCAAGGTCGAAACCGGCCGAACCGAGGGAGCCTCGCGTCTTCGTGACCTCGGCTTGCTGCTTGTCGACGAGCGCCTGCTGTAGCGCCTGCGCCCGTTTCGCCATCTCGACTTGCTCCTCCGAGATGGTGTGATGCTCAAAACCGTTAGCGTCCGTCGTCTTCGTCGCGTTGTATGTTCTGTTCAGTCCAGCCGTGGCGTCCTGCGCCTTGCCCCGAGTGTCGGCAGACGCCCTGTCTGCGGCCGCTTCGTCGAACCCAAACATGTGCATTAGTCTTTTCGCGCCATCGGTCATCACGCCAGTGAGGCTCACCATGGCGGGCAGCATCGCGATCAGCGCGGGGCGCATTTCGTCCATCATCGTCGCCGTCGTCTCGGCCATCTTGTTGTTGAAGACCGTTACCTGAGACTCGCCCGTTTGCATCGCGAGCGCATACTTTTCCTGAATCTCCCCCGCGACCATCGTGACCGACAGGAACTCGTTGTACTTCTCGGTGACCGCAGCGAGCCCCGCCGCGTTGTCGGCCTCCGCCTCTTCCTTCGCGGATCCGTACTTCTTGTGTTTCTCTCGGTGCACAGCGCGTGACTGATCCACGGCGGCGTTGTAATGCGCCGCGAACGCCATCACCGGAGCCCGACTGTTCACGTTGCTGAGCAGGTGCGCGATCTCGTCGCCCTTACCGTGTGTCTTCGTCAGCACGTCGCGGATGATGTCGATCGGGTCGCGCTCCTTCGTGTGGCCATTGTCCGAATAGATGTCGATCCCTGCAGCCTTGAACCGCTTTTGCGCGGTCTGTCCCATGAGGTCACGGACGAACGCCTGCGCGCTGTTCGTCGCGGTCGTTGCCGTGCCTCGCCCCCCGGTCTGCATGCTCGCTTGGGACAGCGCGCCAAGCACCGCGATGCTCTGTCCGATGTCCGTTCCGACACCAAGCTTGCCGAGAAGTGCCGCCGTCTCCTCGTTCACCTTGAAGTTGCGCGCCTGCGCGGCGAGCTTGGTCATTTGCGTGGCCATATTTCGGATCTCGATCGCGCCGACCTGGCCTTGCCCCGCGAAGACGCGCATGACCTCGGTGGCCGCCTCTCCCTTATTCGGGATGTCGCCGAGCTGGTTTGAAATGGCGGCGGCGGCAAGCACCGTGTCGCTCATGTTCGAGCCCGTCGCCTTCGACAGGACGGCCATGTCCTTGAGGATCTTCCGTCCCGTGTCGAGGTCGCCCGTCTTCTCCGTGAACGCGATCAACCCGTCGAGCGCGTCCGTCGCACTCTGCGCGGTTTCGTTGGCGACCTGCCGCGCTTCCTTCTCGAGCTGCTTGGGGTCCACCCGCTGTCCGGCCGCGCCGTGCTCGCTCGGAATGTACGCCGAGTTCGATAGCTGTACGGCCTTGCTCTCGATCCCCATGTTCGTCCCGATATACGAGCCGAGGTCGGTATTGATTCCTGCGCCGTGCATTATGTCGCCAAGCACGCGCCCGCCAAAACTCATCGAGCTGCCGATGCCTCCAGCGATGGCGGAAGCGTGCCCGCCTAGCCGCCCGAAGGTGGATCCGGTCGAGTACTTCCCCACGCCGAGCGAGCGCTGTGCCTGATCGCGCTGCGACTTGCGCAGGATGCTGTCGATCTCTCGCTGCATCGCCTTGAAGTCGGACGCAACCGCGGAGAACCGGCGCGACGCCTCCTGGCCGAACTGAATCGTCGACCGCGTAGCTGGGGTCAGGAGGTCGCGCCCCTTGCCAGATATCTCGCGCTCGAGATTGGCGAACGCCTTGTCGGCCGCGCTGAGTCCCTTCTTGATGCCAGCGCCGCCCGCCTTGCCGCCCGCCGTCAACTCCTCGCTGACGACGACTCGTGCACGCTTGGCCTGGCTGGTGATCGAACGAAAAACGGTGTCCCAGCTCGCGTCCTTCGCGGCCCCGACCTTCACCATCACGGTGCGAGTGGTCACGCTCGCCTTACCTGGGCTACAACCCGCACATGATGCACGTGCTTACCTGCCTGCTCCTCTGGCTCAACCCAAACCCCCGAGACGTCTACCGACTCGTTGAGCTGGTCGACATTGCCCAACAGATCGTGTCGACAGATGCCGACGAAGCCGAAGGCGAAACATTGGCTGCTGTTGCAATCCACGAGACCGGCGCCCGCATCTTTCGACATGGCACGCACAGCCTCGTCACCGATGGGCGCGGCGCGTTCGGCCCATGGCAGGTTGTGGGAGGCCCACCAACGGCTGCCGAGGCTCTCCGGCGCGTCCGCTGGAGCGTCGGACTTTGCGGAGACTTGAGCCTCTACGCTGGTTGCGGTCGTTGCGGCGCCTGCCCCGACATCGCCAGCTCGCTTTGGGACCCGACACTCCCTCGCCGCTGACAACGCAAAGCTGAGCAGCACGATGGCGACGAGAAGGCGCACTCGCGGGAGTCTACTCTACCAAGCGTAGGTCCGTAAGCACCGAGCGCAGGAGCCGACGCACGCGCCTCGCGTAGCTCGTCGTGAGCCCGTTCAGCCTGTCCGCTTCGAGGAGCGCGATCAGCTCCCCAACCTCTTCGTCCTCGAGCGCAGCGTCGAGCGGCGAGGTCTCGAGGAGCATCGTCTCGTACCGCTCCCAGATGAGCTGCACGCCTTGCGACGTGAGCGCATCACGCACCGTGTCCTGGGCGAACGCGAAGAAGTCGCGCGACAGGTCGGACGGGTGGCACGCAGCGCACGAGATGATCCAGCGCATCAAAAAGTCGTTGTACGATTCGATCTGCAGCTCCCCCGGCGTCGGGTGCATCTCCACGGCCCACTTCGCCGCTTCCGCGCGTGCGGTTTCCTCAACGCCCATGGCGACGTGGCGCAGCCCCATGAGGACTGGCGCATTCGGGCGGCCCTTCCACGTCTCCGCAAACGCCTCAAGCGGCAGGAGCACCTGCGCGGGTGGAGGGAGCGGCTCCTCGATCGGGGTGAAGGCGCCCACGCTACGACTCACCTGAGCCTGGCGATGGCGTCTCGTCCGGCCTGATCGAGGGCTGCGTCGTCGAGGGTGCGGGGCGCGGCGGTGGCTGCGGCAGGCTTGGAGGGCTTGGAGTGCTCAGAGAGGTGCCACCAGAGCCAGAACTGAGCCTCAGAAAGTCGACAAGCAGGCGTGCCGTAGTACGCACAAAGATCCACCGCAAACCTGGCCGCATATCGACGAAAGGGTCCGGTGAATCGGCACCTGCAATCGCTCGTAGCTGCGTGTGGAACTCGCCGTCACTGAGGCGCAGCCGGGACGGAACGCACTGATCCTCGTAGTGCTCTTGCAGCTCGTTCAGGTAGACGATGCGCTCCGCGCCGATCCGACGATCCTTGAGGATCGCCTCCGCCCCCATCGGGAAGAACGGCGCGCTCGTGTTGTCCGGGTCGACGAAGGACAGCACAACACGCTTGGCAAGCCGCCCGCGCTCTTCGAGGTCTGCGTCGCCTGGGTACCCCAGCCCCTTCGCGTACGACTTGCCGAACGTCTCCGCCTCCGCGTCCTCGGCGGACGAGAGCGGACGGTACGCGACGCGCACGCGGATCTCGTTGCGCAGCTCGACCTCCCGAGGCGCAGAGTATTGCTCGGTGCCAGCTACGACAGAATCGAACGTGGGCATGTCTCGCGGAGACTATACCGAAGAGCGAAGTCAGACAGTAGGATTCGGACTCGGACTCGCGCCGATGAACTTCCAGTTGCCATCGCACGACCCTTTGGCCACGTCCCACTTGACGTTGGCGCCCGAGATGATGCCCTCGAACGTGACGAAGCCGGCGTCCACGTAGAGCTGGACGGAGACCTGCGTCTGGTTGATCGACATGGCGAGTAGGGACGTCTTCATCCCGGCCACCGGCATGATGGTGTCCAGGTCGACTTCGCATGTGACCACGCCGCACGAGATGCCCGTCTCGTCCTGTGCTGGCTCTAGCGCGACGTTGGGATTGATCTGGAAGCTGCCGCTCTTGCCCTCGCCAATCTTGGCGGAGCCGACGTAGACCGGGACCGGCCGAAGGATGGGGTTTGCTGCCATGGTCTACCTCAGAGGGTTTGCGCGGTGGGGGCGGGGTACGGCGAGCCGAGCTGTCGAACGCTGTTGCCGTACTGGTGGTTCCCGGGCGACACGGGGCACGGGAAGACCGACTCCATGCGCCGGGCCGTGGCGTTGAAGCCCGCGACCGGAAGGTTCTGCGCGACGTTCACGAACCAGCCCTTGAGCTGATACTCGACGGCAATGCCGACGAGCCACGCCGTCGCCTGCTTGGGCACCCACACGCCGGCCGGGGGCTGCGGCTGACCGACCGCGACATCGTCCGCCACGCGCGGATTGTTGGGCTTGATCGAGCTGATCCAGCGGAGCCCGATGTCACCACGCGCGTAGTCCGGCATGGTGACGTAGTACGTCTGCAGGCATCGGTAGTCTGCCCCGGCCCCGAAGAGCGAGTACGTGGTGATCAGCATGCCGATCGTGGCCTGCCCGTTCACCGTGACCAATGGGGTGACGCTGTTTTGCAGCGCAGAGACCTGCTGCGCGTGCGTCGGCACGTCCGCGATGAAGCGATTGGGCACGACCCACGGCATCGCCACGCCGTCGTAGTACGCGACAGGGTTCGCCCCCTCGGTGACCGATCGGAGCGCCGCCATGCCGGCCACGACGGTCGCGTTGTGCGATTCGCCGTCGTTCATCCAGAGGCAGCTTGCGCGGTACTCGTTGAGTGTGGTCTGGGCGAGGGAGGTCGCGGCGGCGAGCGTGCCATTCTGCGCGAACATGAACTGCTCGAGCCGGCCCTCCGTGATCGCAGCCTTGCCCTCGACCTGCGTCTTCATCGCGGTGAGGCTGACCGTGTCCACCGCCGCGATGGCGATGTAGTCCCACGTGCCTGGCCAGAGCGCCGTCAATAGCGTAGTCATCAGCTCGGCCGTGCCAGTGCCCGCCGTGGGGCGAACGCCGGTCAGGCCATTGGTGCTTGTGAGCGAGGAGGACGAGCCGGTGAACGTGCCAGTGAGCCACGCGGGCGCCTGGGTCATGTCGAGATAGATCGAGTGGTCAGCCGTACGAGATCCGAGGTCGACGGTAGACAGCACGACGACACCAGCGGTCGGTGCGGCCGTCATCGGGCATCGCGGATTGCCAGCCATCGCGGCCTGCATCGCCACACCGATCTGCGTCAGCGTCATCGACGGCGTAACGCCGAAGGAGTATCGGGTCCCGTCGATGTAGAAGACGACGTTTCCGGTCACGGCAGATGTAGTGCCAGTCCACGTCAGCGTGACCGTTCCTGCAGTCGGCGACCCCGTCGCCTTGAGGATGGGCGCGGCGTAGACGTTTGCGCCTGGCACGCTGAGCGCGGCCACGCACATGACGTTCAGCTCGGAGCCGGGACCATGGAACCCGTCCGTGTCCGCGGGCGAGTAGATCCGGTTGATGTCCTGGTTCGGCGTTGCCGTCCCGGCAGTGCCCTGCAGGCCGATCATGAGCGCCTTCTTCGTCAGGCTGCCCGCAGAGATTGTACCCTGCGCGAAAAGCGACTCTGCGTACGCGCCCGGGACGAAGTCAGTGTTGCCCCAGCCGACGAACTGATTGACAGGAGATGTCACGAAGTCACCGCCTTAGCGGGTGGGATGGGTGCGGGCGGGGGGAGAGTCGGCGTGGCCGATGGTAGCGGCGCGGGCGGCGCAGGCGGCGCGATGGGCGCAGGCGGCGCGATGGGCGCAGGCGGCGCGATGGGCGTGGGGAAGATGGGGCACGGGTCGGAGGCCCAAGCGGGCTCCTTGCCGTGGGTGGCGATGTGCTTGGCGAGCGCCTTGGCGCGGTGCGCGGCCATCAGCTCCTTGGGGTCCGTAAACGGAAGGGACAGCTCGTCAGCAGTCTCCTGGTCGGCCGCGATGAGGTCACCACAGCGGACAGCGCGAAGGTAGTATCCGTCCGGTGTCGCCGCGACCTCTTCAGGCTCCTGCGAGAACGTCCACACTGTGTCCTGGATCGTCGGGGTGTTCGCGACGTTGACCGCGATACCCTTCTTGATCTGCGGCGTGGCGAGAGGGTTCTCCTTCACCGTCGTGGCTGCCCCCACGCTCGCGCCAACCTTGCGCGTGCCGGTCAGAATGCCAGGCGACGGGTAGATCGGGCAAGTGCCAGCGAGGCGGCCCTTGTGGTCGGTGTGCACGTACGGATTGGCGTAGAGCTTCATGTGTTCAGGGCGCGTCCGAGAAACAGGGGGGTTGCGTCTGCAGACTGCAGCGTCGTCACCAGTCCACCCGAGAGTAGGTCGAAGGTTCCCAGGTCCCTATCCCATGTCTCGAGCATCTTGATCGTCCCCTCGAACCCCCGGAACGGAAGCGGCGAGCCGTCTGCCATCTTGTTGAGGTACGTGGTCGGCTTCCACCCCGTGAAGTGCAGCCGGAAGAAGTGCACGAAGTTGCCGATCATGCTGCCGTACTCCGCAGCCGTCGCGTCGGGATCCCCCTGCACGACCCACGCTGGCTGTCGCTCCTGGTCGAACGCGATCGCTAGGATGCCGTGCAGGCCCGTGCCGAAGGGTCCGCGGCTGCGCTGCTTGTCCTGCCCCGGCGGCGACTTGGGCAGCCAAAGGAGCTTGAGCGTGACCTCTCGTACGAGGTAGTCCTCTGCGATGCGGTAGCTCTCGCCGATGCTGTCCGCCCAAAGGAACATCGCCGGCAGCCACGCTTGCGAGAAGCCGGCGTCGTCCGGGTCGAACCCGTAGACGTTCTCCACGACTGGACCCCCCGCAGGCCACGCAGCGCACGCGTATGCGTTCGCGCATGTCTGCATGTACGAGAGCAGGTACATGAGCGTCGTGTTGCCGGGCTGACCCTGAAAGGTGCCCCCGCCCACCACCGAGAACGCGACCGGCGCGACCAGCGGTGTCGGGGTGCCAGAAAAGTCATTGCTCATGGGAAAGCCTTGTCGATGGCAGTCGCGATACACGCGTCCAGTACGATCTCGGCCTTAGCCAGCGCGTTGTCCATGAACGGGTCGGGACGCGTACCTGGGTGGTCGACGCCGTGGCTCGAGACCCACCGCCCACCAACCTGAAACCGCAACACGGCCGCCTTGCGTGGCTCGATTCGGTGCGGCTTGGACCCGTCCGCCAGAACCGCAGCGTACGGCACCGAGCACTCGATCAGTCCCTCAGCGCCGTTGCTCGTGACGCGCTGGAGGAACGGCTCGATGCTGGACTCGGCATCGCCGGTCCGGTTGACGAAGCGATGTGTCGAGCGAGCCTCGCGGGCGCCTTCCGCGATGGCTTCTTCGACAGCTCCCACCAGCTCCGCACCAAGCTTGCCGACGGCCTCGTTCCAGTCCGCCTCGAAGTCGTCGGCCATGCCATGCTCGGCTCAGCGGTACTTGCAGGCGAGGATGAACTCGGGGGCGAGACTCGCCGACGAGTTCGGCATCCAGATGTGCCCGGCGAGGCAGAAGCCGGGAGGAACCGCGACAACAGGGTCGCAGCTCGTACGCGAGCCAGGCTGGCCGGCGCCTTCGGCCGCGGTCGGGGAGAAGGAGGACCCGGCGTCGTACTGGCCGAAGTTGATCCGCATCTCATCACCCACGATGTTGAGCCCGCCGAGCGTCCCCCGGGCGACGGTCTGAGCCTGACCGGACGCTGCGGCAAGAACGCTCGCCGTGGCCGAGTCCTGGAATCCGATCAGCATGTTCGGCGGCGAAGAAACGCCGTTCGGGATCTGCACGGAGAGAGGCTTGACGGCCGACTGCGAGGGGGGCGCGCCGCTGGTAGCGTACCAGTCCATGTACTGCGCCGACGTCATCGCGCGGGGCAGGTAGTCGCGCACGAAGAGGTACTGGATCGCCGTGCAGCCCGTGGCCGCCGCAGTCGAGACGAGCTTGAGGAACCGAAGGTAGATCGTCTTTCCTCCGACCGGCTCGTTGTTCTGCAGGTAGAAGACCGGCGTGGTCAGCGACAGTGCCGTCTGCGCGGCGACCATCAACTGCCCTGTGCCCGGCGTCGGGCTCGAGACGGTGAAGTAGCCGCCCTCGTCCGCATCGCCGACGTCACTCGGAGACGCGGAAGAGACCTTGATTCCGCCGTACCGATCGAGCGACAGCGGCGCGTCTACGTCCGTGCTGTCCGGCTTGGGGACCGGGAGGTAGCGCTGGATGAGGCCGGACAGAAGGGTTGCGGGTGATCGCATCGAGGTGAGTCTCCGTTACGGCACGAAGCCGGGGGCGAGCTGGGCGAGGTACTGGTTGGTGCGTCGAACTTCGGCGGTAAGGTCGAGAAGGGCCTGGTAGATCCGGTCGCCGCTGACGTCGGCCATCTTGCCGTCCGTGTCGCTCACTCGGACAACCGGCATTGCGACCTGCGCGTTGGCAGCAGGGCTCTCTTGGATCGTCTCGGTCTGAACGCGCTCAGGTACCGGAGCGCCGCCCCCATTGGGGACGAGTACGATGCTCTCGGTGGGCATGCGACAACCCTACTTCACGAACGGCGTAGAACAGACCCCATGTCAAAAGTCTCCCGTGCCGTCGAGCGTCATGCGTGGCCCGCAGTTCGCCAACGTGCCACCGTCGTTGGGCGGAGACTGTTGCGGGGCATCATCGGGCAGCTCAAGCTGAGCGCTCTTGATGTCGTTGCACAACTCTCGCGCACGCTTGTAGTGCGACGCGATGGCGCGCGTAGCGTCGCCAAATTGGCGCGCGTACTCGGGCCGGCGCTCGAACATGAACGCTGTACAGAACTCAAGGCAGACCTCCAGGCAAAGCCGGTCTGCGGGCACCTTCAGGGGAAGCAGGTCCTCCGTCTGGAGCATCGCGTCTAGCATGCCCTCCGACCTCGTGATGAGCGAGGCGACGATGGCCTGCACGCCAGCCGAAGACCCGTCCCCCGGGTCCTTGCCGGCGTCGTCGCAGCACTGCACGACCATCTGCACGCTCTGCGCGCTGCAGAGGTCGGACTGCTGGATGTACTTGCCCACCGGCTACTTCACGGACTTGCCGCTCTTGACCATGTCGGCGACGGACTGGATCGATGCTGGCGGCGCGTCGGGCACAGCGGCCGGGGTCGGAGGGGCGGAGGGCGCAAGCTCGCTACCCAGCGGCGCGGCGGGCGGCTGCGCAAGCTTGGTCTCCTGCGCTTTGCGCACGAACTTCAAGTAGTCGTCGTAGTCTTCGGCACGAAGACCGCCGCGGACGAACTCCTCGAGCGACAGCGGCTTGATGGGGAGCTGCTGAGCCTGACCCTTGGCCTCGGCCTTGAGCTTCGCGATGTACCCGTCGAAGTGGTCCGGGTCGAACCCGCCCGCGATGTACTCCTCGAGCGTCGGCAGCTTGCGCCCCGCCACGTCGACCGTCGAGTCCTTGGTGTAGTCGACGAGCTTGTCGATATTGGGCTCGTAGCGCTTCAGCGTCTTCTGCCGGACCAGCTCCTTCGCCTCAAGATAGGAGAGAACGATCAGCTCTCCCGGCTTCTTGATTCCGGAGTTGTGCACGTGGTTCCCGTGCAGCACGAAGAACGTCAGGAACCCAGGGGGGGCCGGGTCGACGAACTTGGACTTGAGGATCGAGTCCTGCGCGGCGAGCTTCGCCTGGAGGTCGGCGATAATCGCGTTCTGCTCTTCGATGGTCGGCATGCGGTACCTGCGGCTGATGGGTGGAGGCAAGGGGCGCCAAGCGCCCCGCCCGAGCTTACTGGATCGGGTTGACGATCACGCCGCCGACGAGCGACGAGGTGAACACCTCGGCGTCCGCGTGGCAAACGACGACCATCTGACCACCGAGCGAGCCTCGCGACTCCTCGAAGAACCGGCGAATCATGAACCCGCCAGCGACCGCCGACACGCGCGGCCCGCCGCCTTCGCCACCGTTGCCCGTGCCTCCGGCCCAGCGGGCCGTGAACATCGTGGCAATGTCGCGCTGGTCGGACGGCGGCATCTTGGGGGGCGTGCGGACGCCGACGACATAGCTCGCGCTCGCGACGTCCGGCCACACGTAGATCAGGGTGCCCGTCGCGCCGTAGTACTTCATGCGGGCGATCGTGATCGGCGCGACGCGAAGAAGCGCCGCGACGGACGCCTCCGGGACAGCCTGCACGCCCTGCTTGTAGGCGACGAACTTCTGCACAGCCGCGTTGGTCGCGAAGGTGTCGTACGTCGACAACGGCATGATCCATCGCGAGATGTCCATCGCGCTGGTGTGCTCGAGCGTCTGCAGATCCGTGACCGGCTGCGAGCTTGCCCCGCCGTTCCACTGGTACCCGGAGCTGAGCGTGCGCACCTGCTGCGACGTGAAGTTGGCGGTCGTGGTCGCCTGCGTCATCACGCGGATCTCGCGCTCGAGCTTGAGGGCCTCGAGGATGCGCTGCGT